CGTGTTCGAATATTTCTTCAATATCTCTACGCTGTGTTGGAGGATTGTTTCCGTTGATATTTTTATACCATACCATATCCTTTTGAGCAACACTATCATTAAATGCTTGTAGTCCTGCATAACTTGCCACGTTAACATCTTCTAACCAGTTAGGTGTATATGTACTTCCGCCGCCATAGCCAACTCTTTGTATTGCAGGTATTCCTGCGTGATATGTTCCTGCGTCACCACGTAGTGTTTTAATAAAGTTACGTTGATGTGTAGTGTTAATGCCAGCGCCGTTAGGGTCAGTCATTAATTCAAATGTTCTTGCAGTTTTCTTTGCCCATTCATCTGGTACTGCAAGTTGTCCGCCTACTGCTCCTACAACAACCAGTTTCAATCCGTTTACAGTTAGGGCTCTGTCAAACACTGTACCATTGTTCTCGGCAATTAATGCACCATTGTTATATTCTGGATCTGCTACTACACCGCCTGCACCGGGTCCTGGTGTTATCACAATGTCTTCTGATGAACTGATTGTGCTGTTGGTAAAACTTAAACTGTCTGTGCGTAACTCGTTCATTATGATATCACCGGAAATTGGATTACCTACAACGTCTTTTAATCCAACTGTGATGTCTCCTGTGAGTGCCTGAAAGCCTGTGCTCGTCACTTGGAAGTTGCCCAAGTTTGCTGAATTTATAGCAATGAAACTTTGATTTGTGCGAACTTTTCCGTCCACAGTAATTTCTTGTGAAGGAGCATCGTCACGTATACCAATTTTACCATTGGTGTGTCCAATGTACAATAGATCAGTTTCAAAGGCTAAATCACTGGTTCTTTGTAAATTAGACTTTAGTAACTGTCCTGAAATTCTACCGACTTCGTGCCCTGCAACGTGTGCCATGTGTCTCCTTTTTGAGTATTTATTGAATTACGAGCTGTACTTTATTTGTCAAAGTTGTGTAACACATTGACTGGTTTTCCTGTTGGTACAGGTGTCCCAAACACCACATAAAATGCAGGCACTTGATTGCCTGCCACTGTGATTGTTTGATCATAAGGTAAGCCGCTTATTGAACTGATTCCTGTGACACTAATGTTGTAACCGCCGCCTGAATTAGGATCGTATGTTACACTTTCTTCCACTGTAATGTAACTGATTTGACTTGGAAAAGCAGGATCATTGTAACTTAAACTTGTTCCCACATCAACAATGGTGTACGTGCCGTTGTTGTTTTGACTGTTGGCTACTGTGATTTGTTGTCCTGGGTGGTACCCTTTTGTCAAAAAATTAACTTGAGCATTGTTTCTGCCTATGATTGCTCCACTACCGTTGTAATTGCTGTGGAATCCAATCTGTGTGCTTTGATAAAAACAAGGTTGTTGTACCACATCATAGTTTGTGTCAGGAATTTGTAATACATTTTCCACCATGACCAATATTTGTTCTGGTGCGGCTGGATAATAAAAGTCTACATCATTTGCATTAAGTGGACCGAACACTGTGTCCAAGTCATCACCATTTCCTAAATTTTGTTTTGTTACTGTTACTGGTTCTCTAAATCTTGCTTGTTTCCAAGCATTACCGCCACCAGGAACTCCTTCGTAATACTCGAAACTTCTTGTGTCGGTATTGTATCGTATAGAGCCAACCACCGCAGGATTTGGTCTACTTGCAGTGTCTCCTTTAGGAACAAGAATTGATCCTGTACCTGGAATAATTAACTGTTCATATTGATCAAAGACCACCCCTCTTCCAGCGATTAATCTTCTGTTGGTCGATTGTCTTTTAAGATATCTCATTAAACCTCTAGGTAACTAACTGTTGCAATTATTGAAACAGAATTTACAGATGTGTTTTCAACAACAACTGTGTCTCCTTCTTCCAACATTAATTTTTCTGTGTCTAAAATAAAAGTTTCTGCACCTGGTAAAAGTGCATCGTTGATAATCATGTTGGTGTTAGAATTAAATGTGCTTCCACTAGGAACCACAAACACTCTAAATGTTGCATCATTGGCTCCGCCTTGATCTTCAATTGCTGTGTTACAGATCAATATGTTGGTCACACCATAAGATTTTCCTGCAGGCACTACACCTCCTGTGAACACTGAGCTGTTACTACCTTGTGTTATTACTACATTGTTTATTGCCATTTTTACTCCTTAAAACATGTGACTGAAGACCAAAGCACGTTGTTTGCTGATCAACTCGTCTCTTTTGTTGCTTGTATTTACAAAAAATAAGCCAGAGTCTCCTGCTCCTGGATTTTTTGCATACAGTTTAATACCATCTGGGCTATTAGCCGGATCTTCTAGTGGATCCAGTAAACTTGGTCTGTTTGAAATTATCATGCTGTCTGACACTTTTACGCTACCCGTTCCCGGTGCTGACAGAATTAAATCTTCATTAGATGCTGTTGTGGTAATTTCATTTTCTTCTATTCTGATTTCATTTAAATTTATTGTAGTGCTGTAAACATCAAAATAATTTTTGCTTATGAATGCTGTTAGAACACCATCAATTTTTGTGTCTATTCTACTGTCAACTCCTGTCGAAGAGTTGTCAAAAATTCTGACTTCTGAATCGCCATCAACTATTCTTGGAAATGCCGCTCCAACCACAATGGCATTGATTTCGTCATCCACGTATTTTTTATTTGGTATGTCGTCATCATCTGACAGAAATGTTTCATAGTTTGCTTTAGCAACTCTTAACACACCACTTCCGCCTGGCTCAACTACTACATCAGAATCTGAACTTACACTGTGAGTTCTGATACCAATTAAATTACCTGCTTTATTTTGAAAAATAAATCCGCCTGCTTGTCCGCCTGTTGGTGACTCGTATGAAAAACTATTTGAGAATAAAAATTGTGGCATTGCATCACCACCAAATGAATTTATACGTCCATTGTAAAATTCTATACCTGTGCCCGGACTTTGAACACCACCAGGAGTTGTGTCATTGTTATTGACTCTGATAATTTTGTCTTCTACTTGAAGTTCTGTTGTGTTAAGTGTGGTTGTTTCTCCTCTGACAATCAAGTCACCTGTAATTTCTACTGTGCCTGATTCGACACCTGTATCAAGTTTTATCGTTCCATTGGAACGCACTTTTAAAGTGTAATCACCATCATTAACAACTAAAAATTTGCTCATGTTTTCTCTGTGTTATGGGGGTGTTGCCACCCCCAAATCAATTATATTACAGTGCAGTTAACACCATGATGTTCTGTGTAGAATCATCTGTGATTGTCCACTTGTAACGATTGTTAGAAAAATCTCTACAAGTTCTGTTGTAGATCTTTTTGATTCTGATTGCGTCACCGGCTCCAGCCACATAGCCTAATAGAGACATTTCGTTGTTGCCTAAATCTGCTAGTGCTTTGTCAACTAAAGTACAAATGCCTTCGTTACCGCTACCTGCCGCCGCATCGTCAACTTTGAATTTATTCGTTGATCTTTGGTTTAAGATTACGCCAGTTGGACTTGCTGTGTTGGCGCCAACTTTAACGTTTACTGAAAAGTTACCATCAGCGGTACCGTCTACTACTGCGCCGAAGTATCTTTTGTTTACTGGTCTTCCCATTTGTTTTCTCCTATATACCCGTTCTAAGGGCTACGAGGTTTGTTCCCCATAAGTCCATACATTAAATGTATGGTTCTCGTTTGTAGTGTAGATATTTATCCTTTGCTTAAGGATGTTAATAACTCTATTTTTGACACTTTATTCAGTGTTTTAATGGCTTGTTGTAATACTTCAGCGCCTTTGTCTGCATAATGCTGTTTACGTGATTGTCTGTGTTTAATCATGATGTTTTGATATTCATCATACATTTTTTCTGCACTTGATTCAATGCGTTTGATGTCAGCAACAAAAATTCCGTGCTGTTTTTTCCATGTAGGAATTTTGTTTTGTAAATCTTTGAATTGCTGTAGAAGTTCTTCGTGCATACACTATTTACTGACCATTGCTACTAATTTTCTTGCCCCATATGTAACCATAAAGTCACATCTTGCTCGTTTGAACACTTGATAAGTTTCGTACAGATGTTTATCTGTTGGTAATCCAAGGTATTCGTCACTCACTTGGTATACTCCAACGGGCTTGTAGGTTGAAGATTTAATTGTGCTGATCAAATCCAAACTGAGCATGCCTGGCTTCAGCATGAGATAATCAGCACCATCTTTTTCATACTGTGTTGCTGTTGCGCCTGCACTCCATCTGTCTTCAACATTCATCTGATACAGTCTTTCTGACGAAGGGGTGCTGTCTGCTAAATCTCTAAAACTGCTGTAAAACACTGATCTAAATTTTAGATAAGATAAAATAGGTAGTTGTGTTTCTATTTTAAGATTTTTTACTGTGTGTTCTTGCATATCACTGGGTGCTAAAATGTCTGCACCTGCCTGTTTTAATGTTCTACCTAATCTAACAAAAAGTTCTTGCGTAGTTTGTGGTTTGTCAATGATGCAACAGTGTCCATCTGTGGTTGTTGAACACATGCAAACATCGACTGCTAGATTAATTTTGTTTCCAAATTTAGATTTAATTTTGTTAACCACTTCACCATTGAATTGCCAATCAGGAGTGTTGGTTTTTTTATTGGGTGTCACAAACAGTAGATATTCTGTGACTCCCGAATCGATGTCTTTTTGAATTCTTTCATTGATGTTATTGATTGGATGACTGGCATTCTCAGTTCCCAGTTTACCCGCTACAAATTGATCAGTTTGATTTACAAATATCGGCTGTATAAAGTCCATGTGCTTATTATATATTATTTTTGGTACCTAGTCAAGTCTGATTGTTCAGCCACAAAAAAAGGCGACCGAAGCCGCCTTTTTCGTATTCTTTTCTAGTCTATTAACTGAATGATACAGCCGCTGACATATCAACTTTACCTAAGTAGTCTGCCGCATTTCCTAGTGATGATGCTGTGTTGTTTAACTCAACATAACCATATCTAGTCATGAAACTTACTACTGGTTCAAAAGTTGATGGATCAAGCACTACACCTGAAGACATCAATGGAATGTATGGGCAGTAGAACGCCGCCGCATCTGATTCAGATGCACCTTTGTAACCTACCAACACATCAGTTGTGTCTGAAGCGTATGTATCAACGTACACTTTCATAGCACCGTTTAACGTACCAACCATTTTGTTGTTAGTTGGAGCCGCAAACGCACCTTCAGTTGTTCTTGCAAACGCTGAAGTTGTTGCTGATTGAAGTACAGTCAATGCTAATGGTGATACCACTGCAAAGTTACCTGCGCCTCTTCTTGTACGCTGAGCGATTTTATTCGCTACTCTGTTGATCAATACAGCCATAGCCGCATGCTCGTCACCTACGAATGTCGCAGTTCCTGAAACAGCAGATTGGTCATATGTTTCTTCTGTAGCCGCTAAAGATCTCAATGAACCAAGTACTTCTTGATCGATTTCAGCAGTAATTTCTTGGGCTAATGCCGCCATTACTTCTGCTTCGATGTCAATACCTTGTTGTGCTTGAGCATCTTGAGCTGACTCAAAAGTCCATCTTGCTGATAACTTACGAGTTTTTGCTTCAACTGTTTGTTTCAAGATTTGGATTGATAATCTGTTACCAGCAGATCCTTCAAGTGTCGCTGTTGCGCCACCTTTTGCCGGATCAGCATCGTTTCCAGAATATGCTTCTGCAATCTTGAATGGTGATAGAGCCTCTTCACCAGCGGCAACGTTTGTCGCACCGTTAGTTGTAGAGTCTGCATATCTTACTCTTAGTGTGTGGATTTGTCCAACTGGGCCAGTCATCGGTTGTACACCAACCAATTCGTTAGCAATCACAGTAGGCATAACCCTTCTGATCACTGGTAAAATCACTCTGTTTAAAGTTGCAACGTTACCGGCACTTGTAGCACCTGCAGTTGCTGACTCATTCAAATACGCTCTTGTATTCTCTAAAGTCACTTCCATCACAGACTTCTGATTACCAGAAAGACCTTCTAGTAACGCTGTCTTTGTATCTGACCAGCGAGCTTCTGTTAGTTCTGACATTTTTATATCTCCTTAATGTTTTTATATACCTGCAAGTCTTTTAATATCAACAACATTGTTGTTGAAGTTACTTGCAGATGTACTAACTGTTTCTTGTTTATCGCCTGTTATTTCTGTGCCTTCATTTATCGCCTTTTTCTTCGCTGGAGTATTACCGTTAATTACAGTAGGCATATATTTGTCAAATTGCTTTTGCAATTTTCCAGTGTCCACGCTCTCCAATAGATTTGTCATTATATTTTTTTGTTCAGTATTCAATGGTTTAATTAAATCATTGATAACTTTTTCTCTCTCTGCTGATTCCTTCAAAGTTTCGATTTCAGCCTGTTTGGCTTCAGCGATCTTTTGTGACTCTTCAGCATTCTTCTTCGCATCTTCTGCCTGTTGTTTTGCTATATTCACAACTTTCAAAAGTTTGGCTGTTTCGCTCTTCTCATTCAAGAAACTTTGTGAGTATTCTTGCTGATAAGATTCAAACAGTCTGCGACCAAAGTCGTTCTTGCGAGCCGCTTCAATGTCTTCTTTCAATTGAGAAATTTCTTTTTTCAAAGTTTTCTCAACCAATGAAGTCACTGCATCTGCACTTTTTGTGATGAATTTTGATCTCATCTTTTCAAAATGTGCTTTCGCTTCTCTAATAAGACGTACTTTCGTCTCTGCAACGTCTTGTTTGTCTTCGTTAAACTCTGCTATTTCTTTAGATAGAGCATCAACTACAAATTCTTCAAGTTTGACAAAATTTTCTGCCATAACTTTCTGGTCTGCATGTAACTCGCTGATTTCAGATTTTAATCTCTCGAACACAAAGCCTTTAAACTTATCTGAATCTTCTTTCATCTTCACAGCATACTTGGCTTTTTGCTCAGCCAACTGTTTACGATCTTCAGCAAATTCAGAAATTTCTGCTTGTAACTTTTCATTAACCATAGCATCAATGGCTTCCACCATTTGTGCTTTGTCATGTTCATACTTTTTCGCAAATTCTTCACGAAGTTCTGAAGTTACATTCAGTTTGTTTTCAGCCACTTTGTCATTCCAAGCGGTCTCAATCTCTGCTCTGATCTCTTCCGAAATTGCATTATTCTCGAAGAGTGATTTCAGTGCATCTAACATTAGTTTTCTCCTACTATTTGAGTCCGTTGATTATGTTGACCAACGCCTCTTTTAGATATTTTTGTGCCTTTGTGTCCCTTGCTATTTCTAACGCCTTATATCCACCTTTAGAATTCATAATTTGTTCGTAGATTGGAGTTGGATAGGCTCCTGGTGCACTTGGTTGTGCCACAACATCCACTGTTATAATTTCAAAATCTGATACTTCACCGGATCCGTCTTCTTTAACGTTACCAGAACCCCTTGATGAAACTCCTAGTTTAACTCCGCTTTCCAGCATTGTTTTAACCAGTTGTCCCATCGGGGTTGGTAATATTTTTAATTTGCCGTATCCGTTTGGACCATCCATCCACATTTCACTAATCATGTGGCTAACTCTGTCCAAGTTTATATTAAGACCTTCCGGATGATCAACTTCGCCTAACACTGAGTATCCACCAGTTATTTGGTCGTTAAGTGTGCTGACAGCCCTACCGATCTCATTAACGGGGTACACTCTTTGGTTAGCGTTTTTCACACCACCTTGAATGCAAATACCCTTCATGTAAAGGGATTTTCCGTTCTTTTCATCTTTGGACTCAACGACTATTTGTGCTTGGTCGAAGGTCAGCGTCTCACGTAATGATAACATCCACTATGTCCTAACTTTATTAACTGCCAATTGTTGACTTCGCAGAAGCATCATCTTCTGGTGTAGTCTTGGCCTTTGGCGCCGCAGACATTTTAGCCTTTGCACCTGGTTTATTAACATTGCCTGCATCTTCTTCTTTAGGTGCAGGTGCTTTTCCGCCAGTTTCTTCGCCACCTTGTGCGATGTTACCGGCTTTGCCGCCCATGTCATTTTTGCCAGCAACTGGAGATTTTGTTGAGTTGTCTGAACCATCAGTGTTTGATGCACTAACTTTGTTCACATACTCTCTAATTTCTTCTGTTGCAGACTTTGGTGCTTCAGACTCAACTGCTTGTTGGTCACCAAGTTCAGGAGCAACTTCTACAGTTTCTCCCTCTGCCGATTGATCAGCAATCGCTTCATCTTCTTTCTCTTCTTCAGAGTCATCAGATTCTTCGTCGCCTTCTTCCTTGTCAGACATCATCTTTTCGAATTCTGCCTTAAGGTCATCAATAGCATCTTCTAAATCAACAACTCTGTCTTCGATTTCTTCTTCACCGTTTTCAGAGTCATCTTCTTCGCCTTTGTCCGCTTCGATGTCACCGATCATGTCGTCTGTAGCATCTCCGCCCATTTCTTGCGAAATTTCTTGCTCAGCAGGAATTTCAGCATTTTCATCTGTAGTTTCTTCTTCAACTTTGTCTTCTTCTTTTTCAGATTCTTCTGCTTTTTCTTCTACAGCGTCTTCTTCTTTTTCAGAAGCATCAGTTTTTTCTTCTACAGCGTCTTCTTCTTTTTCAGAAGCATCTGCTTTTTCTTCTACTGATTCATCTTCTTTTTTATCTTCTTTGGCTTTTTCGTCAACTTTAACGTCTTCTAAGTCGCCTTCAAGAAGATTTTCGTAAATCTGTCTAGATTTTTCTACAACAATATCGTGGAATAAGTCTTCAGCCGCTTGTTTGTCATCGGCCACGAGTTTTTCCAACATTGCTTCGAACTTATTTTTTTGTTCTGACATTTGTTTTCTCCCGTATGTTAAGATTGTAGTTCTGTCAAATATTATTTAGTTTTAATTAGTCAAAACGGTAGGTAATAGGCCCAAAACGGCCCGTTTCGTTACAGGTTGTGTGTATTCTTGAACTCGGAAACAGTAATCTCACTGTAATTCGCGTATTTTTGTAAATCTTGCGCCTTGAACGTCGATTTACTATCTCCGACTACTCGTATATATCTCTTTAAAGAATTTTTTTGTAGTACAATACAACTCTGACGCATCCAGTTTCCGTGGTATGTGGCAACATCTGAGGCCTTTTTGTAGTTGGGTGTGTTTCCAAACAGGTTGTTCAACTTGCCATCCTTGGTGCCAACATAGTCAAAGCCCAGGATATATATGGTTTGGTGGGCATGTTTGGAGGCCAGATGCAGTGCTGTTGGTCCAGAAGACCAACCCAGTGGTGGTGAAAAGTAGTTTAGATTTTTAAATTTCTTGAATGCTCTGTTTTCGTTGGTCCACACAGGCACTTTATGTTGATAGTTTTGACCACAGATTTCATAAATCATTTTGGCATCCACAGCCACCAAGTAATCTGGATCAAACGATCTATACACCGCATTACAGGCATATATTTTGCCGTAGTCTTTTAATGGTTCTAGTGGAATGTCTCGTCTACTGGTGCCGTTGCCCAGAACAAACGCTGTGGACATTATTACATCTCTGCTTGATTATTCACAGAGTACATCTGTCTAACAAATTCTAATTCTTTTTCTTGTTCTTCTTGATGGAATTCGCCTGCTTTGCGAGCTCTGTTGATTTGCTTAAGAGTTAATCTTGTTTTGCGTGTGTCATCTTTTGACACAATAGACTGATCATATTCTGAAGAATAACCTTTGTTGTCGCCATTCTCCATTGTGTTTTTGTCAAAGTAAAAAAGTTCTCTTAAAATCATGATAATATTTATGTAGTAGGTGGTGTTTCTCCTCCACCGCCTGTTTGATCTGGAGTAGGAGTTGATGTACCCACGGGAGATTGGTCTCCTGTTGGAGTTTCTTCTGTGTCTGCTTCTTGATCAACTGCACCCAGGTCAGCATCAATGTTGGCTCCGCTGATTCCTGCACTTCTCAATTCACCTGTGCTTTCAGTTGGTCTGGCGCCTAGTGTTTCATCGTTTTCTTCTCTCCACAATCTTTCGTTTTCTGCCATCTCTTCTGCTGACAATCCTAAGAATCTTGAAAGAGCATAACGTTTGCTAATTTCAGGCACAGCACTCAATTGTGTAAATGTTCCAATTCTCTGGTTGTCGAGTTCTGCTTGTCTGTATGAAGCAAAGTTCATAGGTTGTTGCAGTTGCAAATCAAACATAGACGTGTCTATGTTGATGCCTTTCTCTAACAAGTATCTTTTGAACTCTGTGTCAAACTCGTCTACAATTAAATTTTGCAGTCTTTCACAGTATTTGTTAAATCTCAATTCTTGAATGTATGCTGTACCAACTCTGCCATCGTTGTATTGACTGTTTGAATCATCTGCACCTGTTGGCAAATAACTGCTTGGTATTCTTAAACCTCTAAACAGTTTGTTTGTAAAGAATTTAAGGTCATCAATCTCGCCTAAGTTTGTGCCACCAGGTAATGTTTCAACTTTAGAACCTCTACCTTCTGCTGTTTGTGGGAAAAAGTAATCTTCATTGGTTGATAATGGATTATATGCTGAATCAATTACACTTGTTCCGCCACCTGTTGCTGAAGGAATACGTCTTTGGTGTATTTCTGTTTTGACTCTTTCAACAAATTGCATAGCCAAGTGACTGGGCATGTTACCTACGTCAATGTAGAACACACGTCTTTCTGGTGCTCTCTGTGTTCTGTATATAATAATAGCATCTTCCAGTAATTCTTTTTGTTTGAAAACTTTAAACACTGCTTCCAACAATGAATTTCCAAATGGAAAATTGTTGTCCAGTCCTTCAGATAAACTTAAATGCACAACATGTTCTGAATCCACTGCAATTTCTTTCATTCCTGTGGAAAATCTTGAACCTGATGATGTTGCGTAGTCATGACCACTTGCACCTACATAACCCCTTGCTCCGCCAGTCAAGTATCC